CGGACGAGTCAGGGGGATTCAGGTCTACTGAAGAATTGAGCTTCACCGATTGGGCATTTGTTAGGCGGTCGAGTTCAAATAGGGGTGCTGAAGATGCGAGGGTAAAGAATGACATTCGCTATTCAGTTACTATGCGATCTCGATTGGATTGGTCAGGTAGTGTCGATGGTGCAGACTTTCCCTCGAGTGTGTTTAAGGTGGTTTACAGGGGTAGAACATTGGTCATTGATGGTCCTGCTTTGGAAGATGAAAAACGAGAGTTTGTGACCTTTGAGGCAATAGAGCAGCAGGCGTGAGGATAGAGTTCAAAATAGACCAAGCTGACATACAAAGGACACTTAAAAGGCTGAATAGATACAGCGGTGGAGTTGTTGAAGATGTGCAGAGGGCAACAGCTCATGCGGCTATTGAAGTGCAGAAAGAAGCTCGTATAATGACACCAGTCGACACGGGGCGATTAAGAGCGAGTATAACAGTGCAAAGGGTAGGCAATTCTGTTTCCGCATTTAGATCGCTTACAGGGCGGTCGGCAATGATTACATACCAAGTAGGCACGAATGTAGAGTATGCCAAGCCTGTTGAGTTTGGTACTCAAAGGCAAAGACCGCAGCCGTATTTAAGACCTGCTTATAATATTGTAATTCCCGAATACAAAGCCGCATTGAAGCGCATATTAAGAAAAGCTAAATGACAATAGTCGGTGTTTGGATGCCTGTATTTGGTAGGCATGAGGTAATGAAAGCCGCCCTGACAAGCCTCAAAGAGATGCGCAGAAGGTGGAGAGCGAAAGAAATAGAGATTTGTCTTTTTGTGGGGTGGTCCAATCCTGAAGATTTATTTGCTGTTGTCGAGCATTATGGCTACCCTTCACACGCTGTACTATCGCCAAACGAGCCACTAAGCGAAAAGCAGAACAACCTACTTGACTCCATGCATGGAAGGTGTGACTACTTCCTCCAGGTTGGTAGTGATGATGTTTTTCTTGATAGCTGTGACGATTTCTATTTTGATGCTATCGAAAGAGGGGTGGAGTACATTGGGTGCCGTTCCGTTTACTTTGTTGAACCAAAGAGCCAAAGAGCCGTATCAGTTAAACAACCTGAGAACGGCCTTAACAGATGCTTTGGTGCAGGAAGGTTATGGAGTGCCGAAGCTATGGACAAAGTCTCTGAGCTATGGCCTAACGAAGCAAATAATGGACTTGACTACATGAGTGAGCAGGAATTTATAAAAGCAGGTGTGAAGGTTGAAACCTTCGAGGAAAAAGAGCCTTTTGTCGTTGATATAAAAAGTGAAACGAACATCTGGAGCTTTGAGAAGTACAAAAATGAAAAGCCTGAAGATTACCTTTCGATATTAGCAAAGATGCAAGGGGAGGTTTTACAAGCCGTAAATTTGTTACATGAAGATAGCGCAAGGTGAAATAATAAAGGCGGTCTACACGCTGCTAAAAGATAAGGTCTTAGCACCGAATACAGCGATGCCTTACCAACTAAGCTATGTTCAAAGGGTAGCTGATGATGGGGGTGTAGTTGAGCTTTCTACTTGCTTCTCGGATAATACAGCATTGAGTAGCTATGTTCCTGTGTTTAGCTCGCAAACCCCAACCTTTGAAGCAAACGCATACATATTTGTCTACGGGTTAAACACGAATGAAATAGGACCGCAGGACTCTTTTCTGTACGATGTGAGCCTAAGTGTCAAGTGTGCCATTTCAAGCAATGGAGGGGCTATAAGTTCGGAGGATTTGAATACTTTCGGGAATACTGTTGCGAATATCATGCAGCCTAATACCTTCAGCCAGATAACTGTAACGGGCTTCTCTGTTGTTGATCAGCAGTTGCAAAACGTCAACTATGTACTACCTGAGTTGCGAGGTTCTAAATATGAATGGTCGGTTACTTTGGATTGGTCGATTAAGGTTGACGAGATTTAATATATTTGCATCGGTGTTTATGTTGGTCAAGGCCCTCTAGAAATAGGGGGCTTTTTCGTTTGCCGTAATTTTGTAACAACAAAAGACTTTACAAATGGCAAAGAAAGACGGAAGGTTTATACGCTTAGATTTTGGCGGTGACTTCCTTAAAGGTGTGACAACTTCAAGCCTATCGGCAGCGGCTGACATGATTGACGTTACCAACTACGAAAGCAATCAATTCAAGGACTATCTTTCAGGTGAGAAGGGCGCCACAATCACGGCTACTTTTCTTTTTGATCCTGATGTGAGTTCCGCAAACTTCGGTGATATTTGGGATGCTATGATTAACGGCACTTCAACAGCTTTCGTTTATGGCAATGCTGAGACAGGAAGCGAGGTTATCACAGGAAGCTGCTTAGTATCTGATGTTACTTGGGATGGACCAAAGAACGAGGCTTCAAGCTGTTCAGCCACATTAACTATTACGGGGCAAATGACTCGCGATGTCGCAAGCTAAAGTTATCTGGAATAACGGAGCTTCATTGCATCTTGGCGAATTGCTTTCGCTTGAATACGTTGATGAGACGTATAAGGTGCTTCAAGATGCTTTGCTTTATTTCCAACGGGTACACAAAGCTGAGAAGGATGAAAGGCTTGCAGCCGCTCGCGTTAAGCTGTCAGAGTGGAAGCACTTTGCAGCTATCTTCCTAGCCTCACACTTAGCTTATTGTGACGAGCATAAAACTGCCCCTGAGTTTGATCTTAACAGCGCATTAGACGAGGTTCAAAGAAATCCGAGCGTAATAGTTGAGGTGCTGACATTGGCAATCAAAAGCTTTGGCAAGAGTAAGGACGAAGAGTCGGGGGAGGAAGTAGCCTAACTTGGGATGCTCTTCTAGATTTAGCAATAGGCGATTTAGAACTAAGGGAGGCTGAATTTCGCTCGATGTCGCATAGTGAATTTATGCGCAGGGTAATAGGGCATCAAAAGAGGGAGGAAATGATTTGGCATAGGTGGAGGCTTGGCATCTGTTACAGCGTAAACATTCACATCGCCAAAGGATCTAAGATGACACCTCAAGACGTTATTGAATTGCCAATGGATGGCGGAAAAGAAAACGGAATAGATGCAAGCGTAAAAGAGCAGTTAAAGAAATTCATGTCCAATGGCTAACACAGTAGGCGAGTTAAATGTAGAGATAGGGGCGAACCTAACACGCTTTGAGAAAGCTCTTGACAAGATGGAACGTTCTATCAAAGGGACGGGCAAGAAGTCAGAGAAGGCGGCAGGGGATAGCTTCGGGAAGATAGGCGGCATCATTGCAGGGGCTTTCGCTGCTGATAGGATTGCGGCTTTTGCCATGAAGGTTATTGAGGTTCGCGGAGAGTTTGAAAAATTCGGTGCTGTACTTACCAATACTTTAGGCAGCGGCTCTGAAGCTGACGAAGCTCTGAATATGATTCAGGACTTTGCAGCAAAAACTCCATTTAGCGTAATGGAGTTGACAGATAGCTTTGTAAGGTTAGCCAATCAAGGATTTACTCCTACACGCCAAGAAATGGTTAAGCTTGGTGATTTGGCAGCGAGTACGGGCAAGAGGTTCGACCAATTAGCGGAGGCTGTTTTAGATGCTCAGGTAGGCGAATTTGAAAGACTCAAAGAGTTTGGAGTACGAGCGCAGGCCGCAGGGGATAAAGTGATTTTCACATTTAAGGGAGTAACTACTGAGGTAGATAGAACTGATAAATCAATTCAATCGTATTTATTAAATCTTGGGGAGTTAGAAGGTGTTAGCGGCTCAATGGAGGCTATATCTGAAACCTTAGCAGGGAAGGTCTCAAACTTGGGTGATAACTACGACAGGTTACTAAATACAATAGGTCAGAGTAGTATCTGGGGGACTGCTGTTGATGGGCTTAGTGGGATGCTCGAGGTGACAAATGATTTGCTTGTTACTTCTCCTGGACTTCTCGAAAACATAGCCAGCTTTTTTAGTGCGCTTACAAATGCGCCTCTGAAGCTTACTACTGAAAATTTCAATGCTTTAGAGGAGGCTATAGGGCGTACTTTAACGGGTGTTGAGATAGCTGAGATTCGTACTAATGGATTCACGAAAGCACAAAAAGAGGCAATCTTAGCTATTCAAGCAGGCACTTATGAAGCTGATGCAAATGCTGATGCAACCAATGAGGAAGCTGATGCAATAGACAGGGCTACTGAATCAATAAAGAAAAAGACAGAGGCCACAAAAGCAGATATAGAAGCCTACCATGCTTTAGGGCAAAAGGCAAGAGCTGAAATAGATGCTATTGCTTCCATTGAAGAGGCTTTATTTGGGCTTAAACCTAGCGGACTTCCAACGGGTTTTGTTGGTATGGAGGGTGAAGATCCTGCGATACAAGAGGGCATAGATCAGATGGAGGAGTTAATTCAAAAATCTGTGCGTGTGCAAGAAGAACTCGCTTATGCCGCTGAGGTAGGTAATGCATTTGGAGACGTTTTACAAAATGCTTTCGAAGCATCACTTATGAAGGGGGAAAACTTCTTTGATGTGTTGGCTGATGGACTAAAGAAAATGATTGCACAACTAGCAGCCGCAGCAGCAACAGCAGCAATTCTAGCTGGTATTCTAGGTATCTTTGGTATAGGTGGTGGGTTCACGAAAGCATTTGGAGCTATCTTCTCAGGCGGTGGTAGCGGTGGGGGTGGTACAGCTGGCTCATTTGGTGGGTTATTCCAGCTAAGAGGAACAGATTTGGTAGCAAGCACAACAAGAACGAATACGCAATTGGGTAGAAGTGTCGGTTAAATATAAAAGCAAGTTTACAAGCTTAACCAATGAGAATTGGGAGGTGTGCATCATAGACGCTAGTTACACATCTTACTCTGATAGGGTTATTGCTGATGGTGGAAGTGTTGAGGCTATATCATGCCTTCCTTTAGATGTTGAAAACCTTGTTGAATTTGTAAGAATTAGCACGGGTCCGAATGGTTTTAACCTCGAATATGGGCAGAGAGGCGATGAAACATATAAGCCAATAAAGGGTA